TTACTGAATTACCATCATAATCTATTTCTAAATCCATAACTGCGTTATTGTGTAATTGATAGGCGTCAAAGTCATTATTGTCACCATGATTGTCTAGGTACATCGTGTTACCATCACCAGTCTGTACTGCGGTCATCGTACTTGATGTTTGATTATCAGAACCGTAATAGTGTTTGTATAGACCTATCTTATTATTATCACCAGTCTGTGTGAAGTTAATCGTTTGATTTTTACCATACAATGTGGCAGGTGATGCCGCTGTACTCTTTGTGGATATCCTATTATTCTGTCCGTCTTGTACTATTGTTATGGTAACGTTTGCCCCAACTTGATTGATGTACAGTTCATTAGCATAACTAGGACTCGTCCAACAGTTCCAGAGTAACCAAACTAGAATGCCTATGATGAGATATCTTACCATGTCTGTTCGCCTAGGTTCTGTTTGTCGAGGGCAGCGATTGTTTTATCGACAATCGTTTCCTGCTGTACAGTTTCTTGCTCTTCACTACCCTCTGTTTGTACTTGGGTGTTCTCAACGTCTGTGCTATTGGGTTCTGTTTCTTCATTTTTCTTCTTTGTAATCTTTTTCATCTTCTCAATATATCTACGATATACTGCCGCCTCTGCGGTTTTACCCATAACTCTAGCACGTTGCTCCATCGCAATCGCAGCCTGTATCTTATGAGCATGAGACTTACCAGAGTTCTCTATTTTCTTTACACTTGCCTCAGCGTCTTTTACTGTAGCAAACTTTAGACCCTGTATGGTACCCTTTGGATTCTCGTCTGTATATAAGTCACTATGTTTCTTACTACCTGCTGGTTGACCTTTCTTTCTTGGTATTCTAGGCCCTTCCGTCATCTTCGCAACGGCACTTAGTTCATCAATAAGACTTTTCTTTTCCTCAGATACCTGTACTTCTTTAGCGTCTGTCTCTTTCTTTATTTCAGAAAGTTGAGCAAACATAGATTGTAAGTCATTGTCATTTCTGACCTTTTCTACAAACTTTTTCTTTTCGTCTGACGCAGCCTGGTTAAGTTCTGCCATCATTTTCTGTATCTCTGACGCCATTTAATCTCTTATTATATCACAAAAACAACCAAAAGTCAAGGGTTAGTTGAATTGCTTTATTGTTATCTCGTTGTCTTGCCCACCAAGTTCAAAATCATACATTTCAAACTCTTCCTGTACTATATTTATAATGTATCCATACTCTTTGTCCAGACGGAGTTCGATGTATGATCCACTCGCACCCTCTCGTATCCACACCCATTGTGGATCCTCGTCTAGTATGATGACGCCAGTCTCTGGGTTCTTACCCAGGAATATACCATCTACACCCTTCTTCTTGTCAAACTCATTTTGCATCTGTATCGCCAGTTCTCTGTTAATCTGTTCTAATATGTCCGCCAGGAAATTCTGTTGTAGGAAGTCTATATCAAGTCCCGTCACATATAGGTCCTCTTCCTCCTCTAGGTAATCTTGTTCTAACTCATCGAACTCTAGGAAGTCAATATCTAATGCGTCCGCAACTGCTTTTATCTTCTTCGTGTAGTCTTCATCTTCTAAATCTTTTGGTTTCGCAACAATCAACATATTGTTAATCATGTCTAACTCTAAATCTAACTTTACTGGTGGTGATGGTGGATTTTCTGGCACATTGACCTGTGTCGCTTGAAATGCCTGGTTGAGTATGACTTGTCCTGCGGCACTCTCTACACTTATCTCTCCTACTAGGCAATTACCTTTCACATCACAACTTGGTAATAATATTATCGTACTACCACCTAGTTCATCGATAGTCATAGAGAAATCTGTACCCCTAACACCAATCGTTGCCGTTGGTGTCGTAATCTTTATATCTTGTCTGGAAGTTTTGGCAATCTGTCCAGAGGCATATCGTACAGTCCCTAATTTAGCAGATAGAGATAACTTTCCTACCTTACTGTTTGGGTCATATACAAACTCGTCTATGATTAACTTACTGTGTTGGGTAACATCTACCCTGGTATCATCAATGAATAAGATACCTACTTTACCATTACCAGTCTTTACAGTATCAAACTGTTCAATCTCTAATTCTTCTTGGATTTCTATATCTGTTTTATTACGGTCGATAACACCGTTACCTTCTACTTGGTCTATGTTTCCTATACTACCCCACAATGGGGTAGCATAGAATATTATTAATAATATTGTTTGTTTAATCCGTCTGTGATATATCAATGTCATGGTTATCACCACTTGTTGTAAGTGTTATCATATTATCATATACACCACTCTGTGTTATATCTACGTCCGCGATTGATCCCGTATGGGTATGTATCAAGGTGTGTCCGTTAACATCACCATTACCGTTTATATCAATTAAATAATTATTTGTGTCACCATTTACGGATAGCGTTAGTATCGCTGAAGTACCATCTACAGTAGCAGCAACAACGTTACTGTCACTCCCTGAGGCACCTGTTATACTTACAGTTGCGTTTGCCGCGTCAGCACTCTCACCAATATCGATATCTAAATCGTTACTGTTACCTGCCCATACAATGGACGCCGTAGCAGTAGCACATGAGGATCCTGTCCCTGCGCTGTCACAATTAAAATCTATATCGTTTGAGTCACCAGTCGTACTAAACGTACCTGTGAAAGTTGCTCCGTTTACATCAAACTTTAAAACGTTACTGTTACCAACTTGGTCTATATCAATTGTAGTAGTGGCCCCTATTACACTTGAAGCAGTAGTTGAATTACCAACAGTATTGTTTTGTCCGTCTTGGGTAATGTCGAGGTCAAGCGTTGCACCAGATTGTGTCACATAGATATCATTCGCACTTACCGGTAGTGCCAACAACATTACTATTACGATTAATTTAGCGTACATTACTTTACTCCTCTATTTTAAATTGCCACAAACCACATCTCACACCTTCGTGTATCATATTAAATACGGCGTGTTCAATCGTAGTCCTTATGGCATAATTGACTGGCTCATTAGTTGCGACACCAGTTTCTAATTCCATGGCTTTTGTACTCATATCTAGGAACCTGAATACATCTCCACCACTGGAATAACTCGCTATCGTCTTCGTTGCGCTTACTGTCATCAGGATCTCTCCTGTCTGAACGGCAACCACACGTAGCGAAACTGTTACTTGGTCTGTACGGTATTGTTCATTAACACCAATACCAAAATATCTCGCACCAACACCACCTGATGTTACGTTGGCGTCATACCCTACAATACCACCCTCTATAATAAGACCCGCAAATTTTAGAGGTTTTAAAACGTTCTTCGTATCACTCTCTCCATCATATAGTTCTCTCGTACTTCTTATCAGTTGTCTCTCTTTGATGATAGCATCTAACCCTTGTCTCTCTAATACGATGAACCAGGGTTCGCCACTATTATATCCCACCGCCTTCAATGCCTGTATGACCCATGCCTCTGGGCCCTGTGTCACCGCGGTAGATAGTTGACTAAATTTTGTATTTGGTTTTCTCTGTCCCGTCCTGTCTGGGAAGTTATACACAGCGATTGTGATTGGAGGTTGTCCAAGTTCTGGCATATTCTGTAACCTCTTAATCGTTTCTGTATCAAGTGTGTATGGTGTCTCGCCATAGAATACACTATCAGATTTTGTCGAGGCACAACCACCTAGGAAACATAGGACCGCAACGACCGCAGCCACGTGAGGGAAAGTTATAGACATCTTAAAAGTTGAAATCACCTACTGGCACACTCATCGTTGTCGTTGTGCCATCTGGTGATGTGATTGTTAATGTGATTATCTCTGTTGATGTATCCTTGACCCAGTATATCGTGGAACCCTCCACGTCTGCTGTGCCAGATGTTGGACAAGTGCCCGTACAGGACTCGCCAAACATGTTATCTACCAACTGTTTAGATAGGTTGGCATATATCCTACTCTCAACGTTCTTTATAAATTTGTTGATTGTGGTATTGTTCTCGTCACGCTCCGCAGCCGCAGCCGCACTCTTAGCGTCGTCCGCAATACCTTTCTCTCTACTGTAACGTAATTGTTCTAAGGAGAGAACATGTGTGCTATACCCATTCCCTGAAAAAGATGGGTTGCTAAAACTGTGAGTTAATTCGCTTGATGTGCCAGGTATCGCCATAGTCATAATAATACTGCCCAACACTAATAACCTTAGTGTTTTCATATATGACTATTTATATAAAATAGGTAATGGAAGTGAATAGGATTACATAATGGATCATCTGGTCAGTCCAGATTGTATTCCAGAACATACTATTATTTTTTGATATTAAATAATGAGAGTTTATTCTACTGGTTATCCAATCTTGGATCCAGTGTAAGAAGGCCATCAATGCGACCCATTGCCATATGTAATAGAATACAACTAAGAATGGTAGTGAGTATGCCCCAACGTGGGCTGTCAACCAATAATATGATTTACTCTTTTTTGTCGCCATCTGGTCTGTCTGGAGTATCCCGTCTCCTATCCAGTGGCATAGTATTATCAGTAGTATCGTTCCTAGTTCCATCTTTTTCCTCGTTCTCTCTCATGGCCAAGATTGTGTCCAACTTTGACCGTAATCTAATTAAATCATTATCTAGCATTCTAATCCTATCTATGAGTAAGATAGTGGTATATTGTGCCTTGTCTAGTTTCTCTATTATGTTTCCTGTTATGTAAGTATATATGAAGTAAATAAAATAACCCATCGCTATGGCAGCCACTGTGGCGAAACCATACTGGTTTAACATTTCTACGATAACGGAAGTTTCTTCTACTGGCATTAATCTTTTCGAGCGTCCGTCTTACCATCTGCCCTGGATATTCTATCCATGTCGGGTTTGATATTGAGAGCGCTACATACTAAAATGTCAAGTTTTATTAAATCATGGTTCATGGTCTTTACTCTGTTGTCTAGTGATCCTATCAACATTGATATAGTGCCAACTTGCCCTACGACACCTGCCAATATGTATTTGAGAATGATGTAAATGAAAATCCCCATGACCATCGCGGCAGCGACTGGTAGTCCAAAGTCAACTAATATTGTTAAGAATAAGTCCATGCTCTATTTAGTAATAGAGCACGGACAAGTTGTGGTTCAACAGGAGAGATTAATTGTTGACTAATTTCGAAAAGTAGTTCATAGTATCATCTTCATCTGCCGCACTAGGGGGAGTAGTTACTTCAGGTATTGATGGTTCTATCTTTTCTTCCACAACGGGTTCAACGGCAGCCACAGGTATATCTACCTCATCTGCTGTCGCTGTTTTTCCTGTCCCATAGACAACTTTTTCAAATTTCGCTTTTAGTTCATCATAAGATTTGAAGTTGGAGGGAGCAGAAAAATCTTTCAGAGGGTATTGTGTTTTCCACAATGCCTCTATTTCTTCGTCTGTCTCTTTTACTTTACTTGGTCCTTCAAATTCAGATTTGTCATAGTTCCAATAACCATCGACCTTTCTGATTTTAAGTTTAAAGTTCGCACCTTCCCAAAAGTCAAATGGGTTGATTGCTTGTTCGTCAGCGAACTCAGGTTTCATGGCCTCAGTAATCTTGTCAAATATCTTCTTACCAAATTTATATAAGAATACTTTGCCCTCATGTTCTGGGTGTGCTGGGTCTGATACTACAACGATATTGGTGAAGTAAGATAACTTACGTTTTCTCTTCCTAGCGATTTCTTTATCACTATCCGCACCAGTATTCCACAGTTTAGAATTTTCTTCACTCACTGGATCTTTCTGACCGTTCGTAGTTAGACTGTTCTCAATGTACCAACCACCAGGTCCTTGAAAAGCATGTGACCATACTCTCGCCCATGGTAGTTCTTCGCCTTCAACGGCAGGTAAAAATCTTATGACAGCGTAACCATTACCAGTCTTATCCAGTTCTGGTTTCCAAAATCTTGTATCGTCTGAGGAGTTTTGATTGGTTGTAGGTTGTGCAACTTTTTCTAGTTCTTTAGTTAGTTTGTCGAAGTTGCCTCGACTTCTCTTTAAGTTTGCGAATGACATATTGTCTCCTTGTATTCGTTGTATTTGTATGTGTCTATATAATCGACTTATTATATATACAAGTTTTCACCTGATATTGAAATTAAATTATCATTTAGCCGTTCGTGGGATTTACCTGGTGGAATACCCACAATTTTTCAGGAAGAGTCCAGATTCCTAAGAAGATGGTCCCTACTAATAAACTACCCTTGGTGTCTTCAGCCAGTCGGCCCTAACCCTCCGCAGGTATACTTTACGCCCTCTTAAGCGTTGTTCAGCCAGAACGATACAATGGTTGCAACCACTATAATTCTGCTAAATGATAACTATATTATAACACACCATCACTCAAAAGTCAAGCGATAAATGTGAAATAAATTCCTTGGTATGTTGATAAGTCAGATTTGGTATGGAATCCCATTGTGGCATCCTCTCTGATATCTGAGAATTACCCTCTGGGTTTACCTTAACAAATTGAATATCTTTGTATCTCACCATAACCCTGCCCATCTGTGTAACCCAATTCTGTGGTGTTACTGAGGACTCGTCTGCGTTGAGATACCCATGTGTGTTCTTGTATAGATTATTTATGAAATCAGTGGTACTGTACATGTCCATGCCTATGAGATAACAGGTCTTGGGTTGTTCTACCTTACAACCAATATACATCGCTGTCGCACCAGATGACCACCCTGGATCTTCTGGGCCTGTTGGACTACCTTCCCAACTGCCACCATAATAATCATTCATTACTTCTTTTAACTGTTTTATCTTATCGTGTCCATATAACCATGTGATATAGACATTCTCAAATCCTTCACCCTTCCATCTGTCTGTCTTCCTGTTCGTATCAATCGCTGATGTGCCATGTATGACGAATGATAGGTAGTGTCCGTCTTGGTTATACTTCCACTCTCTTATGTTAGGACTTTTCATCTGACTGGTCTGTGCCTCTTTCATCATATCGTAGTGGTCGACTGGCATAAAATCCCAACTTCTAAAGTAACATGGATTCTTGTGGGCATAACCACTCTGGTATATCTCATGTTCTAACATTGGATCCACAGCGATGAGTCCATCAAGTTCGTGTTCTCTGAATATGGCATTACAACCATACACCTTACCCTTTGCCTTGAGTAAATCGACATCTATATCTTTTCTACTCTCACCATTACCTAGTATGAATAAGTCACTCATGCTTTTCTCCTTCTAAAAAATCTACGCCATAATGCTGACCTAGTCATCGACACCACGGTGAAGATTATTGCGATTTGAAAGTTCTCAAATATCGTTGGGTGTAAATCAAATAGTGGAAATATTGTTATCTGTATTAAGATAGATAGGAAAAATCCACTACCAACATCTATCATACTCTCTATCACATCACCCCTCATAGTAATTCCTTCATGTTTTACTCATCGATATACCAAGTCTAGGTGTCAAGGGTATGACGTTATGTCTAACACCCTCTGGCACAATTATTAGGTCGCCTGGTTCTAGTATGTAATCTTTCCCATCTATCGTCCACTTCGTCTCACCCTGGCATTGCCAGAAGTAAACATCGCAATCGTCCTGGTGTTCACCAAATGTGGGTGCTAGTGTTGTGAAGTTACAATATAGGTGTGCCTCTTTACACTCTAATTTGTCTAATGCTTTCTTTACCCTAGGTAGATAATTTATATTATGTGTCACTAAGAAACCAAGTGGGTTGGATTGTTTAACTGGTAATCCCTCTTTCATACTCTTATCGTAATCGTGTATCGCTTCCTCCCATGTCACCACATCGCTCTCAAAATTTTTTGTTATCATAATAATTCTTTCAATGTTAGTTTTAGTTTCGTTTGGTTAAAATTTACGAATGGTTTATATTTCAGTATCTTGGTCTTCAACTGTGGCCATATGATTGTGTCAGTAATATGTCTATCGAAATCTCTTATGTAGTTCAACATATCTTGTAGGACACATAGGGTCTCTAACGTCACCCTCTTCGCCATGTATGTCTTCAATAGGATAGGGTGTTGCCCTCTCGTAATCTTAAATATCTTATTGAAGTCACCCTGTGATTTTCTCATCAACTGTTCCATGTCTAGTTTAAAGTAGTATGATATGCCATCGATACGTTTCTGCCTATCAAGGTAGTTCTCATTACTAAAGTCTTTTATGTAATGCGACTTACTAACGATGAAATTACTAACAAAAAAGTCCACAATATTATCGCCATACTTTCTGGCAGCCTTAACAAAGAAATACCTATCATTACGTTGTTGAAACGTCTCCATCTTTGCCTTAGTCTGTCCATTAAATTTGTGAAAGTCATAACCGTCCTTTGTAAAATGTAGTTTCAATGCCAGATATGTCTTGTATGCCTCATAGCCTTCATTCATACTGGTAGTGTTGCCGTCTTTGGTAGAAAGTTTAGTTCCTGTGCGTTCATCTTAATCTTCTCTTTTAGATTTCTATTGATTAGGTGTGTCACCTGGTCTGGTTCTATCTCTTTATCCTTACAGTAATCTAACACAGCGTCCATGTGTGATATTCTCTTTGAACTGGCAAGTTTCTCTATTACCAATGCGAATTGTTTAGGTGTCATTTTTTACCTTTCGTTTCATCGTATAGTATGGCACATATCAGAGCATAGTTTGCCATGTCAATCAATGTGTCTCTTATACTCTCGTCCTTGACTTTTAATTCTTCCTGTTTAACAAAAGACATCAACCTACTAAACTTATCACCTATTCGTATCGCAACACCTTTCCATGCGGGTATGTCTGCCATCTCACATGTCCTAAAATTCTTAAATACATCTTCCTTAGAGGCATAGTCATGGCGTTTTGCGTTATGGACCTCCTTCATCTGGTCTAGTAGTTTATAGAATGCTTCGCTTTGTTTCATCATTTTCCTTTGTTTTGGTGGACGATACAGGAGTCGAACCTGCGACCTCCACAGTGCAAATGTGGCGTTCTCCCAACTGAACTAATCGCCCTTATTTTATTTCCTCGTTAATTATATCTAACATATTGTTCGTATCAAAACTCCAATTCACACCATATGATAACAGACAGGTGAATTGACTATCCCTTAACGTCATATAAAAGACGCCTCTGTTGGTGTCTTTGTTGTACCAGAAAGACATCGTGCCTAGTATATCACCAGTGGTGATACCATTTCGTCTCACCTCAGCGGAACCTTGATATAACATACCAAAATTTTCTTTTGTGAGTAACAACATGTCCATACTATTACCACAGTAGAGTGGTAGTGGTACAGCGGACAACATGCCAGGTGGATAACCCATCATATGTTCGTCTGATTGTGCCTTGTTCAACACCGCATACACCAACCCTAAGAATAATCCTATGAGGAATATCCCTAAGATATAATTAAACGGTTCACCTAGGTAACGTCTTATAAAATTCTTCAACATATTCTTTCAGTTTAGGTAGGTAGTCCACGGGATTCTTTTTGAATACCTGTGTCGTACCTTGTTCAGTAGTTATCAATATCACAATCTGGTTTATATCTTCACCAAAGTGTTCCTTGTACATCACGGAGTAAGCAGAACCTTGTATGAAATAATTCTCAATCCAGGATTCACTTTTCTCTTTTGTCGATGTTTTAAAATCTATAACAGATAATGTACCATCATACTCAGCGATACAATCGACACGACCCGCAACCGTATAATCAGTTGAGTACATCGCTGCCTCTTGTAGTCTTATATTATTTATTTTCGATAACTCAGGTTTCAATACATTAAACATCATTCTTGGTAAGAAAGCGCCCTTGTATTTCTGTTCATCAATCTCTAAGTTGTTAAGATGATCCTCTACCATATTATGGACATGGGTGCCTCTGTTGGCAGCCTGCCGTGATATATGATTGGCAACATCTTCACCAACTCTCTTTTTCCACTCTAATATACCTTGTTTAGATTGGGCACCTAACACCGTGGTGATAGATGGAAAGGATTCGTTCGTGTCTAGTCTCGTATAAAATCTACCAACGTCTGAGGTCTTGGCCTTCAGAGGTGGCAAATCTTTCAATGGGGGTTTATGTTTAAAATTCATAGTATAATTATATCACAGGCCTGACCAAAAGTCAAGCGTTTTTGTACCAACAAGGGAGAGTGTATCTCGTTCCCTGTGTAATCTCATTGACCTTATGGGTGGTCTTATCTCCTTCGAACCCTATCAATTTATTCCTCTCTGGTAGTATCGTCTGGTCACCAACAACTGTTTCCCCACCCTTGTAATCATCATTCAAATATAATATAGTCGTATATGGGTGGTAGTCAAAGTCCTTATGTTCATCTTGCGATTCCCCTGTGGGCCACCTGACTATCTGAAAGTAATTTATCTCGTAATTCTCATCTATCGTCTTTATGAATTTATTCAACGTATCTGTTATCTTTTTGAATCCAACTGGAAAGCCTGATGACAGATCCAGGACCTCTGTGTCTCTATGTGTGAAACAATATTTTTTATCCACACCAAAATTCTTGTTATGAAATTCTATCAACTCCCTAGAATCCTCATCAGATATAAAATTACTTATCTCTATCATCTTCTCGTAAAGAAAGGGTCTGGTTTTTTATTCTTTATCTCTTCCTGTAGAAGCGTCATCTCCATCATAAACTTTTCTAATCTTTTCTTCTCACTATAAATGCCATACCTATATGCTAGATATACGATACAACCAATAGCGATAATGTGTAGTGTTAAGATATCCATACTACTCCTTTATTTTCTCAGGCCAAACATCATAATTGATACTCATGCCTCTCCTTATACCTGGTCCTCTAAATGGATAGACCACATGTTTAACATCATATGGGAATATCCATAGGTCACCAACTTCAGGTGTGATAAGATAATCAGTATCCATAAACTGTCCATTACAGTTGAGGATCAACGTTGTCTTACCATTATGTGGTTCTGACGTTTCAGTATATTCTTCACCAAAATCTGGCACGTTTAAGAATAACACACTCGCCATACCCACAGGTGATTGACCACTATGTTTATGTGTGGTCTGATACTCACCCTCCATCTGGTCAAATATCCAGGCATTATCCATGTTACACCTATATTGGTGAAATGCTGAATCCTTCGTCAGGTTGTTAAGAGCATATTCAAATGCCCCTTTAATCTCGTTACCGTCATCTAATTCGACATACCACTTGGCGAACCATGACCTCTTAATCTTACCTGATAGGTAACTTACGGCACTCTTTTCTTCTTTCTCTCTGATGAGGACATCCATCTTGGCGTTCAACTTTCTCACCAGTTCGTCACTTATCCTTGCCCTGTAGAAAGTTTGACCAAGAGTTATCGCCTCTATCATGCCATAAATTCTTTTGATTTCTCTGTTACTTCCATCACCCGTCTCGTCCAACCCTTACCAAATGTGTCAAAGGTAGATAGACTTTCGTAATAGTTCTGTCTCATCAATGAGTAGGATTCAATCGTCTGTGCCAACCCATAGTGGTCAACGTACTCGTTAATCTTACCTAGTGTGTTTGGTCCTATGCCACCATCAACTGTCGTATTGACTAATCGTTGGATAAATTTTGCGGCACGACCTGGACCCGCATTGACAGCGAAGTCAAATATCATCAGGTCAAGTCCATCAGGTAGTTCATCACCCTTTATCTTGTCCCAGTAACCCTTCTTGTATATAGGGTTAACATCTTCGTGGGTGAGTTCCTTCATGTCCTTGGTGCCACCATGTTCCTCATACACCCTCTTAGTTACACCCATGTTAGTTTCTCCACCTGGATCTTTTGGGTGATTTACATAACCACCTTCATGGTGTAATATTACTTCTAAACTTTTGTGCCAATTATGTTTCATAG